CGTATCGTCCTGGGACACTTGAATCTAAGAATGAGATAGGTATGTTTCCAGATGAGTGCATGAGTGATGAGTTTGAAAACGGTGAGATCGTATGGTCAGCAGAACATCATTGTGCCGCAACAGTACAGTTTGAATACACTTTAGAGCATACTCGTAAAATGCCGGGTCTACAAGAAATAGACTATGAAAAGAAGTATGGCGCAAAGTGTTATAGTATTTGGATAATGAGAGAATTAATAGATGATTCATCGGGTCATTGGATTGATTTAGAGGGTCAGCGCAATGGCTTCTTCGCGAGCGCGGTAGCTTATGATTTAGCTAGGTTAACTCATCTTAAACAATACGGTATTGACCTTGGTAGGATATGAAAAAAATTTCTTGACATATATGTCATTTGTTGATATAATATAAATTCAAAAATGAGGGAACCGACATGGGCGACCGATTTTATTTTCAGCAACTTAGTAAGAGGAAACGTAAAGTGGCGTGGGATGATGAAAGAAAGGCGCAAGCCGTAGAAATGTACGAAGCAGAAAGCCCTACTCCTGAAACATCTATGGAGATAGTAAAGGCTATAGCAGACGAGATGAGTGAGAGTCCGAATGGAGTTCGCATGATTCTAACTAAAGCTGGAGTTTATGTAAAGAAAACCCCAGCGACTGGATCAGCCAAAACTGGCGGTTCAAGTAGCACCAGAGTTTCAAAAGCAGCAGCTCAAGAAACTTTGATCGCAGCTATCACAGACGCAGGAAAAGAAGTAGATGAAGAAATCATTTCTAAACTGACGGGTAAGGCGGCTGTTTATTTTACAGGACTGCTGAGCTAGCCTCAGTTTCCGACCGGCAGCGGGAAGCCCATCTTCCCGCTGTTTTTTAGTATCTAAAGAAACAACCTTGAAATTAGAGCAGTAAAAGATTTTACCTACCTAATCTAAGGAGTTTCATGAAAAAGGAAGACCTAGCATCTCTTGTAACAGAGTATGGCGATGCTGTCATTACGTATCGTAGTGAGAATTCAAAAAAGCTAAAGTATAATGTTTGTACCTTAGACTTTAGTACTCAGTATATTCAAGACAAGAAGAATCGTGCAAAAGAATCAGAAGAGACTTTATTGCTTTTCTGTTGGGACACAGATTCTTATCGTCTTTTAAAACCTAAGAATATTACGAGTGTTGTCCCGTTAGCCTCAGTTTTAAAGAACGGAGATTAACATGGAACTTCATGAAGCACCAGCTGTTTATGAGCATGTAATACATTATGACGAAGAAAAACAAACCCAAGTACGAGTTACTGTCAATACTTTTAGGAGTGTTGAGTATCTTAGCTTACGTAAGTATTATATGGATTTTAATGAAGAATGGTTACCTACCAAAGACGGGGTTAGCATGCCAATCGATTTTAACAACTCCAGAGAATTGTTTCGTGCCTTAATAGAAATAATATCTTTGGCAGAATCTAAAGAACTTATCGAAGAGCACTTCGGGGACTTAATAGATCGAGTATATGAACACGATTCCTAAAAATTTTTCTTGACTTTATAGCTATTTCTTGTTATAATATTATTTGAAAATTAGGGAAACCAACATGCAAAAATCACAGTTAGCCGTAGAGCAGTTACTAGATAAAGCTAGTGACTTATATTACACGGGTGCTCCTATTATAAGTGATACAGAGTTTGATCGCTTAGTAGAAGAGTATAACTATACTAGAGTTGGACATAAGATTCGACGAGGTATTAAGCATTTGTACCCTATGAAGTCTCTTCAAAAGTGTTTTGATGTTACCAAACCTCCTATTGATAATGTAAGTAGTCTTGTTACTACGGTAAAGCTGGACGGCGTTGCTGTGGCTTTGACTTATGTAGAAGGAAAGTTAGTGCAATGTCTTACTCGTGGAGACGGAAAAGAAGGATTAGATATCTCAGACAGAATGTTATATCTAGCCCCGATGCAAATAAAACGTAAAGAAATGCTTCAAGTAACTGGTGAAGTAGTAGCAAAGAAACATATTCCAAATGCAAGAAACTTTGCGGCGGGTGCGTTAAATCTAAAAGATGTTATTGAGTTTCGTGATCGAAAAGAAGAAGGCGGTTTAGCTTTTATAGCTTACGATGCACAAAAAAATACGTGCCAAAACTGGACACAGGAAATGAAGTGTCTGCAGAGCAATGGTTTCAAAACTGTATGGACAGATATGATGTTTGACTATCCTGAGGACGGAAAAGTTTTTAGAATAGACAACTATCGAGACTACTATAAGATGGGAGAAACTTCTCATCATCCAAAAGGTTCTTTCGCTCTGAAACAAATACAAGAGGGAGTAGTAACTGAACTACTTGATGTTGTATGGCAGACCGGAAAATCAGGTGTAGTTACACCAGTAGCTATTCTAGAACCTGTAGTGATAGGTGATGCAACTGTTTCGAGAGCAACCTTGCACAACATGGAATATATACGAGGTTTGAATTTAGAAATCGGGTGTATGGTAGAGGTCATACGAAGTGGTGAAATTATCCCTCGTATTGTCCGACGAGTTGAGGAAAAATAATTCTTGACTTTTATCATAAATTCTGAGATAATAGTTTTTCAATTTTAGAGGAAAGTAATGCAAGCAATAAAAGCTCCAGAGGTTTGTCACACTTGCGGGTATCCGCTTGTCTGGGAAGTCGATATGTTGTACTGCCGGAATAAATCTTGTAGTGCACAAGTGAGTAAAAAAATTGAACACTTTGCCAAGACACTCAAGATAAAAGGTCTCGGACCAAAAACTATTGAGAAGTTGGATTTAGGAAATTTGCATGAGGTTTATTGTCTCGATGAGGAATGGATCTCTCATGCTCTTAAATCCGAAAAACTGGCAAAAAGTTTAATGGAACAAATTGACTTGTCTAAAGCTATGCCTCTGAATATGGTATTACCATCATTTAGTATTCCCTTGATTGGATCAAGTGCAACTGAAAAATTGTCCAAAGTTATAGATACGATTTATGAAATTACAGAGGATAAATGTAAAGAAGCAGGGCTTGGACCAACAGCAACAGAAAACTTAATGCTTTGGTATGAAACTGAGTTTTGTGATAATCTATATCATCTGCCTTTTGATTTTAAATTTGAAAAGGTAGCACGAATTAAAGTTGGTACAGAGATTGTATGTATAAGTGGTAAACTGTCTAGTTTTAAAACGAAAGCAGAAGCAACTGCTGCATTAGTAGCAAAAGGATACCACGTTAATCCAAACTTAACTCGTAATGTAGATATTCTAGTGAATGAGAGCGGAATAGAATCCGCAAAAACAAAGAAAGCCAGAGAGTCTGGCATAACGATAGTAACCAACCTATCAGAATTTTTAGGAGATTGAAATATGGCAACATTGCCTAAGTGGACTGATGAGCGCACAGAAGAGCTCACCAACTTTGTAGGGGATGAAGCCCCTATTTCTCAAGATACTGTAGCGCAAGCTGCAGAGACTCTTGAAACTTCTACTCGATCCGTATCTAGCAAATTGCGTAAGATGGGATACGATGTAGAATTAGCTTCGGCTAAGAGCACCAGAGCTTTCTCTGAGGCTCAAGAAGCTACACTTTCTGCTTTTGTTAACGACAATAGTGGTGAGTATACATACGCTGAAATAGCGTCTCACTTTGAAGGCGGAGCATTTACTGCTAAGTCTATCCAAGGTAAAATCCTCTCTATGGAACTGACTGACCATGTCAAGCCAGCTCCAAAAGTAGAGACTCCTCGTACCTATTCTGTTGATGAAGAGAATACCTTTATCACCATGGTAGCTGATGGAGCATTTGTTGAAGCGATAGCTGACAAATTGGATCGTTCAGTAAATAGTGTTAGGGGCAAGGCTCTTAGCTTACTACGCGCTGGAGAAATTGCCGCCATCCCCAAGCAGGAGCACACGAAAGGAGCAGCAAAGGACGATCCTTTAGCTGACCTCGGAGATGTTTCTGGGATGACAGTCGAAGCCATTGCCGACCAAATCGGCAAGACTGCTCGTGGCGTCAAGACTATGCTAACCCGTCGTGGTTTGACAGCCGCAGACTATGATGGTGCTGCAAAGAAAGAAAAAGCTGCTTCTTAAGTAGTATTTCGGTATAGCCATAGTAGGGGTACTGTGGCTATATTTTTTATCATCGGGGGATCTAGTTGAACATTTCAAGTGCTTTTATAAAGCAAGTTTTAGTGACACAAGACTTTGAGACTTGGACACAAGTGCGTAAGCACTACTTGCCTTCTGAGTACCACAGATTATTTACAGAAGTAGATAAACATTGTGAGAAGTTTCACAAGATGCCCACGATGGAAGACTTAAAATATGAGCTTCGAGATACTGCTACAAAAGAGCTTCTTTATGCAGTAGAGAATGTAGAAGTAGATGCTGATGCATTTATGCTTTTACAGTATTTGAAGAATGAATTTACCCAAAAGGAAATTCTAAATCAGCTCGAAGATTATGTTGACAATTCTGTATCCTTTATGGATGCAGAAGAATCAGTTACTCATCTACACCAAATAGTGATGGATGTCGAAGAAAAGGTTGAATTAGAACAACCTCAGGATAGTATGCAACGTATTCCCCTGTTCGAACCAGATGAGGACTTAGCGAAATACCTACCCCTCGGACTCAATAAAGAGTACGATCACGAAATATCATTCTCCCCCCGAGATTTGATACTTGTCGGTGGTCGAAGAGGGGCAGGTAAATCCATCACGTGTGTCAATATTGCTAATAGCGTATATTCTTCCGGCAAATCAGCCATTTATTTCACAATAGAAATGGACAGCAGATCAATTCTACAACGGTGTTGTTCTGTTGCTACCGGCGTACCCTTCTCTAGGCTCCGTACAAAGAACCTCAGTGTAACTGAATGGGAAGCAGTAGCCAAATGGTGGGCTGGAAGATACACAGACAGTCAAGAAAGATTAGCAGAGTATCGAGAACATCGAGACTTTGAGAAATTCCATGATAAATTAAAAACAAGTTGCGAGCTTCTCCCAACTCAGCAGCTTGATGTAGTTTATGATGCTTCTTTGACTATCTCTAAGATACGGTCTGAGCTTGATAAAAAAGTAAAAAGTAAGATGAATGTTGGCGTAATTATCGTAGACTACATCAATCAAGTAAAACGTTCTAAACAGCCCTCTCGGGGAGGGCAGTATGACTGGACGGAACAGATAGAAGTTAGTAAGGCACTAAAAAGCATGGCACAAGAATACGAAACCCCAGTATTCTCGCCATACCAAACGGACGCTAGTGGCGAAGCGCGTTTCGCTAAGGGCATACTAGACGCGGCTGATGCCGCATATAGCTTAGAGACCTGGGATCAGGAAGATGCCTGTATGACATTTAACTGTGTCAAAATGCGCTCTGCTTCTATGCGTTCGTTTACCTCCACCATGGATTGGGAGACTATGAAGATAGGGCCGGACACCGCCTTATCACCCAAGGAAAGAGAGGATAATGACCAGAAGACTGGCGAAGATATAGACGACATATAAAAATAGTTCTTGACATCAACTTCAAATTGTAGTATAATATATATTCATATTTTCAGGAGGCTCTATGCCGATTATTCAAGGAAGCATGAATTACACCTATAGTGGAAGAAAAAGAAAACCTCTTCCAAGAACAAAAAAGATTTTACGCGAAAGTGTTTATGTGCCTAGCACTCCCTATCGCAGAGAGACAACAGAATATAAATCTGCACCTCTAACTCCGTATAGAGAGGTTGGAGTTGCAGAGTACAAAAAAGAAGAGTCTAAAAAGTATACACTTGCTCCTGCATATAACAAAGGAGCTTATCAAGTAATTAGTAAAGACAACATAAAAGATATTGGAAAATGAGAATATTAGTATTTTTACTAATGGTAATAGTAGATGGTGAAGAGCAAAGTACTCAAAACATGTACTTTGCAAGTATAAATGCGTGCAATTATTTTGCTGATCGCATAGAGCATAAACAATATAAAGTTACAGCGTATTGTCTGCCTAAGATGGTTAATCAAAACCAGCCGTTGGTAGATTATGGACGTTGAGTCTTTATTAAGTAGTAAACAAATACACTATATTCCAAAGGGAAAAGATTTCGTAGTACGATGTCTAAACCCTGACCATGAAGATAGAAATCCTAGTATGAAGATAGATCAGATTACTGGAGTATATCAATGTTTTTCATGTGGATTTAAAGGAAGTGTATATAATCTTTTCGGGGAAAGGGCAAACCAGCTACAATTAAGGCGTGACCTTTTTAAGAAGAAACTAACAGAAAAACGTGCAGAAAGTGTTGGTTTGTCCTTTCCTCAACATGCTTTACCATATGTTGGAAATTGGAGAGATATTAAACCCCAAACTTATAAAAAGTTTGAGGCTTTTCAACATCAAGATAATAATTATGTAGGTAGAATAAACTTTCCAATTCGTGACATTTCTGGTAAGATTGTTGCGTTTCAAGGTAGACATACAACAAATGGATTACCAAAGTATAAGTTTAGCCCACCAGGTGCTAAACTACCCTTCTTTCCTATAGTAGAGTTTATAAACAATTCTGTTATACTTGTAGAAGGTATGTTTGATATGTTAAATCTACATGATAAAGGTATAACCAATGCAGTATGTTGCTTTGGAACAAACAATTTTAGTGAACCAAAACTCGCCATGCTTAAAGTTCAAGGTGCCGAGTACGTAGACGTTTTCTTTGATGGCGATGATGCCGGACAGAAAGCAGCAGAGAAAATAGTGAGTATGTGTGAGAAAGTTGGTCTCGTAGCCCGAAACATCCATTTAAAGGATACCGATCCGGGTGCACTAACTCAAACTTCAGTTGACAAATTAATGAGGAAGTTATATGGCTAAAGTTGCCTTAGTAGAAACTAAACCAAGTAGAACGGACTTTAGACGCGAGTTTGAAGGTGCGTTTGACTTTGATCAGTATCAATTATGTTCTGATCCTAAAATTAAAAAAGTATTAAAACGAGATTGTGATATTGATCTCGATATAAGTTTATATGACTGGATTGTACTAGTAGGTAGTGATGCGTTAAAGTACTATACTAAAATTAATTCAGTTACAGAATACTCCGGTAAAAAAGTAGAAGAAAAGTTTTTACCAGTTATCAACCCAGCAATGCTTACATTTAAACCAGAAGCAAGAAAGACTTGGGATGATTCAAAAGAAAATATTATAAAGTATATAAATGGTGAGATAGAAGAAGTTATAATTGATGAGTCTATTGCTTTCGGAATTGACGATACAGAAGAATGTAATACATTTATACAAGCAGCTATAGACCATGAAGGTGAGTATATATCTCTTGACTCAGAAACAACGGGGTTGTATCCTCGTGACGGATATATGCTTGGAATATCTCTTTGTTATGATGGGAAGTCAGGAGCATATATTAATACAGAAGTATTTGATGAAACTACAGAAGAGTTACTTAGAAAATTATTTAAGAATAAGATAGTAGTATTTCATAATGCAAAGTTTGATATGGCGTTCTTTGAATACCATTTTAATTTTGAGTTTCCAAGATTTGAAGATACAATGTTGCTCCACTATCTCATAGACGAGAACCCAGGAGGGCATGGTTTAAAGCAGTTATCTATAAAGTTTACACCGTATGGTGATTATGAAAAGCCAATGTATGATTGGATGGATCAGTACAGGAAAGAACATGGAATATTGAAAAATGATTTTCAATGGAGTTCTATTCCTTTTGAAGTAATGAAAACATACGCAGCAATGGATGCATTGTGTACGTTTTTACTTTATGAAAAGTTTGTAAAAATCAAACAGAATAAGAAGTTAGCATGGGTTTATGATCATATTTTGATCCCAGGTTGCCGGTTTCTAACGGATACACAGGACAATGGTGTACCATTCAATAAAAGAAGATTACAAATTTCACAAGAACTTATGCAAGATGATATTGATAAAGCCATTGCAACACTATATGAGAACCCAAAGATTGCAGAATTCGAGAAAATAAATGGAAAAGATTTTAATCCCAATAGTACAGTACAGCTCCGTAGCTTACTTTTTGATTACATCGGTCTTAATCCTACTGGAAAGAAAACAGGGACAGGCGCGCACTCAACCGATGCAGAAGTCCTTGAGCGGCTTTCAGAGCAATCCGAAGTCCCTCAACTCATCTTGGACATACGACAAAAATCCAAAATTAAAAATACTTATTTGGACAAAATCATACCGCAACTGGATAGAGATAGCCGACTACGTACAGGTTTCAATCTTCACGGTACTACTAGCGGGCGTCTTAGCTCTAGCGGTAAACTTAACATGCAGCAGTTGCCTCGGGACAATCCCATTGTAAAAGGCTGTATCAAAGCATCAGAAGGGCATCGTATAGTTGCAATGGATTTAACTACTGCAGAAGTATATGTTGCTGCAATATTAGCAAAGGATGAAGCACTCATGGAAGTATTTCGTTCTGGCGGTAACTTTCATAGTAGTATTGCGAAAACAGTATTTAGACTACCCTGTCCTGTTGAAGATGTAGATATGCTGTATAAAGATAAAAGACAGGCTGCCAAAGCTGTAACCTTCGGTATCATGTACGGTGCAGGGCCGAAAAAAATTAGTGAACAAGTTACAAAAGATTCTGGCACATACTTTAGCCAGAATGAGGCCAAGGAGGTTATTGATGATTACTTTACTTCTTTTCATATGCTTAGGAAGTGGATTGACGCTAGTCAACGGTTTATTGAGCAAAATGGATTTATATACAGTTTCTTTGGAAGAAAAAGGAGACTCCCTAACGTTAAATCATCTGACGCTGGAATCAAAAGTCATTCCATTAGGAGTGGTCTTAATTTTCTGGTGCAGTCTGCTGCTTCTGACATTAACTTACTTGGAGCTATAGATATGGGTGAGTATATACGAGTAAACAAAATGAAGTCTCGTATATTTGCATTAGTACATGACTCTATTCTTGCGGAAGTACCCAATGATGAAGAGCAAGAATACTGTGAGTTTTTACAACATTTTATACAGTTAGACAGAGGGATAAAAATCCCTGGAGCCCCAGTTGGATGTGACTTTGAAATAGGAGATGACTATTCAATGGGCAAATTCGAGAAACAATATGGCTTACTCTGAGAAGGTATTAGATCATTATGAAAGACCAAGAAACGTTGGAAGATTTGATGAAAGCGCTAGATCCGTGGGCACAGGTATGGTTGGAGCACCTGCTTGTGGTGACGTTATGCGACTACAAATTAAAGTCACTGAGGAAGGAGTCATTGAAGACGCTAAGTTTAAAACTTACGGATGTGGATCGGCAATTGCATCGAGTTCTTTGCTTACCGAGTGGGTTAAGGGAAAGACACTTGAAGACGCTCGTAAGATCAAGAATACCGAGCTTGCTACAGAACTTAGCCTACCCCCAGTAAAAATACATTGTAGTGTTCTTGCCGAAGATGCTATAAAAGCCGCTATAAGCGATTATGAGGGAAAAAATGTTGACTATAACTGCCAATGCGAAGAAGTATCTTAAAGAACAGCTAAAGAAAAAAGGTCACAAGTATGCAGGTCTTAGTTTAAAACCAAGTGGTTGCGCTGGATTTGAATATGTTTGGGACTATGCAGACGAAGATCATAATGGCCGAGTTGTTGCAGACTTAGTAATAGTTGAAGAAAATGCAGAGTTCGCTGTTGCTGGAAGTGTAATTGATTACAATTCTAGTTTGGGTGGCGATGCAATTACAATTACGAATCCAAATGCACAGGATGCCTGTGGATGTGGAGTTAGTTTTAATTTAGGAGTAATAAGTGGTTGACAAATGGAAAATATTAATTATGTTAATAACTTTCGAGATAGTATTACATCTTCTCGAAATAGCTATAGATGTGCTACAATGGATAGGATAAGTAAATATAGTGTGAGTTGGACAAATTTAGAAGGCACTCCAATATATGCAGATATGCAAAGTGTTGGACCTTATACCTATGCAAAAATATTAGAAGGACAAGGTAATACTGATATTAAAATTTATTTTAGAGGAGAACTCATTGATCATTACGTACAAGGACGTTCCACGCGTAACATTTCCAGCCTTCAAGATTCCCAGTAGTAACTGGCATCGAGAAGATGGACTGCTACTTGTAGATGATAAAATAGTAGACGATTGTAATATGCATGGAGCAACTATTGGTATAAGACGTATGCAAAGTCATATGGATTTAATGCCGTTAAAAAAGTCTGTAGATAGTCACTTAGGTATGATAAAGCAAAGAGGAAATACCTATATAGATACTGCAGGTAATCCTTTCATTTATGAAAGAACTATATGGTGTAAGTTAAAATACTATAGTATTCGTAAAGTAGAACAGAAAATAGTTGCATCAGTTCTACATCTGAACGGGGTCAAAGCACCTTTCACAATTCCAAGACCTCCACACTCAGATATGCTTTGGGCAGGACTACTACATTTATATGGATTGCCTTGGATGCTGTATGAGTATTCTAAAGAAAAAGTAAAAGATACTAGACGAAAAGTCTAAATACTTCTTGACATAAAACCCATTTTTAGGTATAATATACACTATGAATATTTTTATACTTGACGAAAATCACGACAAATGTGCAGAGTATCATGTTGACAAACATATTGTCAAGATGCCTCTAGAAGCTGCACAAATGATATGTACTACAATGTGGATTGACAAATACATTGGCTTTGCACCTAGAAAGCTAACAAAAGAAGAGTTAGCACTTCTCAGAGAGAAAAAGACAAATGAGCCGAGAGACTTTCCATACCTACCAACTATGCACAATCACCCTTGTACTATTTGGGCACGTACTACTCTGGATAACTATGAGTGGTTGGTCTGCTATGCTATTGCACTCAACGAAGAGTACCGATACAGATATGGCAAAGACCACAAATCAGTGTGCAATGTTATACTTAAGTTACCCGAGCCAGTCTCCCTACCTCGGGATAAACTTACACCATTTGCACAAGCTATGCCAGATGAACTCAAAGGTTCAGACGGAGTGACAGCATATCGTAGATTTTATCATAAAGATAAAGCTACATTCGCCTCGTGGAAACACAGAGACAAACCTTCTTGGTGGAATGAAGAAGAAGCCAGTTACGATATAAGAATCACAGCTTAGGAGAATATTATGTATGAGATGCCAATCGCAGGTATGGTAGTGATAGGTACTACCATAGCTTTAGTAGTTTTGTTTTTCTTTGCAGTAAGTAGACGCAAGTGAAAACACAAGCATTTATTTCTGTATTTAAAATACGAATAGATAAACTAAGAAAATCTATTAAACTGGAGTTAGAGAAAACTAAGTCGGAGAGACGTAGAGAAACATTAAAGTCTTGGATTAGAGATATAAAAAAACTTCAAAAAGTAATTGATGAAGCAAAACGTGAGAATACCTGTCCCCATTGTGGAGGAGAGCTAGATTGAAGGCAGTTGTTAGTAACAGGATTTATCTTGAAGTAACACACCAGTATAAAGAAGTTTTAAGTAAAGAACTGACGTATACTGTGCCTTCGCACAATCCAAATGATCCGCCTATCGTCATAAAGAATATGGCACGAGTTCGAGATAACTTGGTCAGTATTCCAATCGGAAGAACGGATTTGATACCAAATGATTACGAAGTAGTTGATAAGCGTATTGAGATACCAGCAGACTTTCCTGACTTTAAGTTTGATTTACGCCCGAGTCAAAAAGACGCTTATGATGAGGTAGAAGACAATTGTATAATAAACGCTTGGGTCAGTTGGGGAAAGACTTTCACGGGGTTGGC